TATACTTTCAATAGTTACATTATAAACAGCACCAAGGCAAGCCAGATATTGCAGCAGCTCCAGGCATAAAAAAAATAATACAAACTTTTTTATATTATTAGTTGACAATATCAAACCATTGGTTTACTTATATTATTAACAACTATGAAAGGTAAACTATGATTAAGAAATACAATACTAAAAAAGAATACATTGCAGCAGTTGCAAAGTATGTAAATGATTCTGACTACATCAATTATTTAAATAAACAATATAAGCATGTAGTTGTTGAAGCATATCAAGAGCTTGTACATGCAAAAGTAATCACAGAATATGCAAATTAAAAACCAGGTGCAGCAGCAATGCTGCATCAAACAACTATGAAAGGTAAAACTAATGAAATACGAAACAATATTATTAATTGCTTTGGCTCAATTATTTTTAATGCTGCCAATAGCTTTTTATTTTCTCTCTCTAAATATGCCAGGTGTATTTTTTACATTGCTAATGATTTCTGGAATGTTTGGAATAATTACAATTTACTATCCATTAATAACAATCAACAACAAATAGGAGTAAATAACAATGAAATTACATCATACAAAATATAAACAAAACTATGTAAATTATATCTTAGATACAATAGACGAAGATATAAACGGCAAGCCATTAATAAATAGAAAAGATAAAATAAATTATATCTTTGAAAGATTTTATAATGAGTATGGCTGGAACGTAGAGCAGCAAGGCAAGTTAAAAGCAATGACTGAATGGCTTTCAGGCTTGGCTTTAAATATTGATTATACATATTCAGATATAATTAAACTTGCTGTTGATATGGGAAGTATTGACGAAAACCCAAGCGACAAGCTGCAAGACAAAGTTTGTCAAAACTATTTTAATTTTATGGCTAATATAATTTTATCTATAGAGCCATCACATGCAATAAGCAAAGATAATGAAGTAATTTATTTTGGCAGTGATCAAGATTGTTTTTCTAAGTTATTAGATATTCAACCATTTAGCACAGATTATGCAATCAAACATGGTGGATATAATATAACAACTAATAACTTACACTGGAGAAGTATTTACAAAACTGCTTAAGTAAACCTCGAAAGGCTGGAGCAATACCAGCCTTTTAAGATTTACTTGCGTAAATCACAACAACAACAGGAGTATAAACAATGATAACATTTAGATATTATAATGACTCTGGAATGATCGAACATTTTAAGAGTTTAAAGACAACTAAAAACAAAGCTGCAACAAAGTTTTTTTTAAAGTATCAGGATAAATGGCATAGCTTCGCTAAAGACTATGAAACAGTAAATATTATTTGCTGCTTAGTTAACTTACAAATACTTAATCTTAATAAACATGAACAAGTAAAAGTAAATGTACCCAATGCAATAAGATACTTAGGAAAAGAAATTTAAAACAGGAGCAATAATAATGCAAACTTTAGAAAGCATAATAACAATAAAAGATATTAAAAACTTAAATGATGTACAGCTTCAAAACCATTTAAGACATAATCACATTAAACCAATAAAAGAAGCATTACTAAATGAAGCTGCCAGGAGAGCAGCAAAACAGTACATATTAAAGCATGGGCAAGACCTGGGCATTAATAAAAAACATTTAGATAACAAACTAGAAATAATAATTGGATAGGAGCAGCAACAATGAATAAAAAACTTTTAAAGCTGCATATAGATAATGCAACACCAAAAAAATATTGCTTTTATGAGATATTAAAACTAAACGCAGAAACTATTTTATTCTTAATGTTCTGCATATTCTTATACATAGTTTTCTTTATTATCTTTTGATACAGCAACGAAACATGTTACAGGCTGGTTTATATCCTAAAAACTATTTAACTAGCCTGTAGCCTTCTTAAATCGTCATTAAACAACTAAAGGAGTACATAACAATGACTAACAATAAAACACAATGGGAAATTGAAAGAGAGAAACAAGACAAGTTAAACAATCTTGGCATGTCAAAATTAACACCAGCACAATTAAAAACAATCTTAGAAACTCATTCTATTTTGTCAGATGCTTTGGACACAATAAGAGATTTACATGATTTAAATTTAAGTGAGATTAGAAAACTTGATGACTGTAAATGGCAGCTATACAACAACTTTAACATAGAAGAGAAAGAACAATGATAAGAGAAAGCATAACGAAAGAACAGTATAAGCAAATACGAACACGCTTAAAATACACACAAGCTGAATTTGCAACAGAACTGGGAATAGATAAACAAACAGTTTCCAGACATGAAACAGGAGAGAGAGGTATAAGTAAAACTATAGCTATCTTGATTGGTTACATATTCGAGAAACAAAAATAGGAGAGAAAGACGCATAGTATTACATACTAAGCATTGCATACTAAGCATAGTATAATATGCAATACATAATATACTATTAGAGCAATACTATAATATAGTTTATTAATTAATATTATAGTTTATATACTTAGCTTAGTATATGCAATGCTTAGTATGCTAAGCATAGTATAAGCATAGTATAGTATATATGCCGTAGCATAATAGATTGGAGAGTAACATGGAAAGTAAAAATCACCAAGAAAAAAATATTATTTGTTTTAGATGCAAAATAAAAATGAATAAAACAGAACTGAAAGACGTTTACAAATGTCCAGCTTGTGCTTTGATAGAAGAGAAAGAGCAAGAAAAATGAGAGGGAAAATCCCTCTCATTCACAACAACTAATGAAGTAAAACTTCAGCTACATTCTACACAATAGAAGAGAAAGATCAATCATAAATACTATCTTTGTGAACGTAGGTTGGTTGCCTGATAACTCTGCCATACTCTATTTCTTTAGCTGCTCTTGGATCATCTTCGAACCTATCTTCGCTATCATCATATTTCTTTTTTCTTTTCTGCATGTCTTTGAAAAGCTGACGTAATTCATTGTACTCATTTCTTATTTTGCTTTTCTTTCCCATCTTCACTTCCCAGGCTGCCATAACCACAAATGTCTATCCAGCTATCTGTATGCTTTTCATTCTGCACAAGTCTGGCTATTTTCAAAGCTATCATACAAAGATAAACCATTCTAACAGAAATTTGCACACCAATAATAGCTGACCATAACTTAGCTATCCTTGCATGATTTTCATACGCATTGCCATAGTCTTTTGCTCTATCCCCAGTAACAAGAGCCTTGGCTTTGTCTAGTGCCTGGTCTCTGTTCATATCTTTTCCCTGACAATGTAAAACCAGGTATCAATATCAACTTCACAAACTAGGTCCTGATTAGTAGAGAAACCATGCTCGAATACATCTAGCCTGATAACACACTTGATTGGGTGGTTATTGTATTTGTAAATTAAAACAGGCTGCTTGTCTCCACAGTTACTTACTGCTTGATCCCACCAGCTTTGTTTGTAGGTAGTGCCTTTTTGATATGCTTTACATTCTATTGACCAACCAGGTATCTCTATATCTGCACCACCAACTTGATACTGGTCTAAGTTTCTTCTGGCATCATAACCAAGGGCATGTTTGATGAGTGAGCAAATCTTTCTTTCAAAAGATGCACCTTTGTCTCTACTGTTTGCCAACCATTCTCTCCTGTGCTTCTTTCATAAAGTCATTAGCCTTTACCTGACCATCAGTAGCTAACTCTATCTTGTTGAGTGTATCAGGTCTAGGAAACCTTTTACCTTGCAACAATAGAGTAATAGCAGAACGATCTAAGTCGCACATCTTGGCAAACTTGTACTGCGATATATTATTTATTCTCAAGTAATCTTTAAGTTTCATACCTTGTTTTAACATGTAGTTGACAATATGTAAATACTGGAGTAATTATTATTATGGAGGTGCAAAATGGAAATACCAGATTATTGTAAAAACTTTGGTTTGTTTCATCAATCAGCAAGTACAGCTAACTTGCCAATAGATCAAGCCATACTCAAGCTATATCTTAGACAGGAACACAAACTTAACTATCCTGATGCAGCACGAATGATGCTAGGCAGACTAGTACAAACTGCATTAGATCATCACTTAGGTTTGCATGACTTCTCACCAATTAAAGGACAACAAGAAGGTCTTGAGATAAATCAGGCAATTAGGGAGTCGTTGACAGAATATCAACAGTACACACCAAGAACCTGGGATAACGGAAAAGACCAGCTAGAGTACGATACATTCCAGGATTACCTACCTGATATGGTCAAGGTAGCAGCACAAGGAATCCAGGAGTATTTTCAGAATGTCAACAGTATTGATGGAGAGTTTGCTCAGCATTATATCGAAGAGCAAATAGACGTACCTGTATTATATTATCAGGATTATTCAGGTGGTGGCAGACAGATAGATTTAAAATGTCATGCACCAATAAAAAATCCTACAAAAAAAGATGGCACATCAACTTGGAGAATACCAAAGCCAAGGACAGAACCTTTGCCATCTTGGATAAGACAACAGGCAGTTTACTGGAAAGCAACAGGACAGAAACCAGCTTTGCTTTCAGTAACAGCAACAGATTATCATATCATTGATGAAAAGAATTGTGAGCAGATGCAAGATGAATACTTGCAAGTTGCTTACGATAGCGTGGTACATGACTGGAAAGTTATGCAAAACTTATTCAAAGATAGTCGAGGTAGCTGGATAGAACTCAAGAACAGAGCCAAGCTAGACTATCCTGAAGTATTGCAGAGATATGGACCTGACATTGCCAAATTAGCACAACAACTATGGAGTAAATAATGACTGAAGTATATAAACTACACAGAAAAGATGCAGATACAACAAGCATAGAGTCTGCTCAAAATGTCAAAGTAAATCGTTTGGAAAAGATAGTCTATGAAGTTATAGATAACTTTGGAACAAGTGGCTGCATACAAGATGATGTACTACAAGAGTTACATGACTATCCTTATTCTACTGTTACTGCTCGTTTTAAAGCCTTGGAAGAGAAGAACATGATTGTCAGGTGCGAACATACACGAAAAGGTAAAAGAGGTCGTAAACAGCGAATAATGATGTCTAAAAGATTTTACGATCATAATGATGGTATGACTGACGAGGAACTACAACAAGGAATATTAGGAGTATAAAATGGAATATAGTGCAAAAGAACAGGAGACAGAGCAAAAGTTAGATGATTTAGAGATGAGAGTAAATAATCTGACAAATCAAATATGTAAACTTAAAGCTGAGAAACAGGCTTTGTTAGACACATTAGAACTCTGTAACTCTCTATACAAACAAGCCAAAGGAGCAAATAATGGCTGATCTAAATAAAACTATGGATGCAGTTGCAGAACTGCACAAATCACATGGAGTAAAACAAAAAGGTGGCAAACTTTATACACAGGTTGTCCACAGGATGGAAGCCTTCAGAAAACATCATGGCACAGACTTTGGTGTAGATACGTCTATACTTGTCAATGATGGACAAAAGGTTGTAGTCAAGGCAATCATCACAGACAAAGATGGTCGTACAGTTGGTGCTGGTATGGCTGAAGAAATACGAGGGCAAGGACTAGTCAACACAACATCTGCTCTGGAAAATGCAGAAACCTCTGCAATAGGAAGAGCATTATCTAGTCTTGGTCTTGCTGGTGGAGAATACGCATCTGCAAACGAAATGGATGCAGTAGTACGCAAGACTGATGCCATTAAAGAAAAACCTCAGACAGAGGTTAAGAAACAGGAGATTGATCCAGCACCTCAAACAGATCAGTCTCCTGCTCAATACTCTTTAGAAGAGAGTCAGGCTGCTCACTCAAGATTATCGAGTGCCATAGCAAACTCTGAAAGTATTAAGTATAATTCTGATGCAGAAAGAGGTAGAATTATTTATCTGCAAGGTATTTTCAGAGACAATCAACATATTTTGAAAAAGATGACTGATGAGCATAGAACAGACATACAAAAACAATTTCTAAATATGGAAACAAAACTGAAACAAATATTCGATAAAACGCAATTAGGAAGGTCTTAAAATGAAACAATACAAAAAATTATTAAGCATAGGTTTGTTTACAAACACAGGTGGTAAAGTAAAAGCTGGTAACAGTGGATGGAGTCCATACGTTGATGGCAAGCCTGGAGATGTAACACTTAAAGGAGACACAAAGTATCAGGTATCTTTGTTTGAAAATGATAACGGATCTATGTCAATCTCAATATCAGAGATAATTGATCCATACAAAGGTGTTCAGTTTGACTCTATTTCAGATCAAATATCACAACCTGGTATGAAATCTATTGCAGAAGCATTAGAAATTAAAAAAGAAGATAAAGATGATGAGATACCTTTTTAGGTATTACATCTTTTTCTTTGGTTTTTTACCAGCTTTTTTCATGGAAATGGCAGTAGCAGCTTGCTTCTTCATTTTAGCTGTTTTGCCTTTTCCTTTTTTTCCGTAGCCTGGCATTATTCTCTCCTTTTCTAATGTTTGCATTTTGATTTGCACTGTGTCTGATCTAAAACTATCAAACTTTTCTTTTATCCACAAATATATTTTACCTATCATATTTAACTCCATTTAGTTCTGTTTGCCCAGTAAGCAGCAGACATCTTGCCTTTGGCTATGTTCTTTGCGTGTCTAGCCTTAAAAGATTTTTTTCTTGCTTTGTCTTTTGCCGACTTGGGATTAGCACCAGCACCAGTTACTCCTTGTTGTCCAAACCTTATTGTCTTTACTTTGTTTCCCTCTTTTGCCACAACAACATGACTTTTAGTAGGATGGTTTGGTGTCCTCTTTACTTTGTTGTAGCCTGACAATCCTAGTCTTTTGAGTGTTGCTTGACTCATGCAATCAATCCATGCCTGTAACCATTTTGTTTATCGTATGTCAAAGTTTCTCTTCTGCCATCTGGAACATACGAGCAATGAATCCAACCTGTATTACCACCAGTAAAACATTCAAGTATTAGCTGATCGAACTCCAAGTTCTCCTCTATCCAACTAGCTAGTTTGTAGTTACTGACACCAGCTACCTCAAAGTCTGCTGCCTGACCTTGTGCATGTTGACTGTCTTTGCTACTACCAATAGCAATACACAACTCAGGACAACGATAGCCACTAGATACAATGAAAGAACCATACTGATCTCTTACTGGCTGTAGTATATTCTCACACAAAGCAACCATATTCTCTATGTGTTCAGCAGTAGGTTTGTTTTCAATACCTTTTCTTTCTGCTGTTTGACTTTTTGTTAACTCTAGTAAACTAAAGTTCTTTGATAAAAGCATTACGCTTTACCTCTTTTCTTTTTCATAACTTTTTTTGCCATAGTTGAGTTTCTGAGTTTCTTGAAGTCTGCTGCTGTTATCTTGTTTCTTGGCTCTGCAACTCTAGCTATCTTTTTTTGTTTTCTTGTTAATGGCATTACTTACTCCTCTTTGAATGTACTTTTTGTATTGCAAATGATGCTCTTTTTACTGCTCCTGGATGTGGCTTGTACTCGCCTTTCATCAACTTAAATGTTTTACCTGACTTCATCCAATGAAAACCTTTTGGTGCTGCTACTGTTTTGTTTGCCATTATGTTTTCCTTTTCTTCTTTACTGTTTTCTTTTTACCTCTCAATAAATCTGCATCTGCTTTTCTTGCACCACCTTTTCCAGAGACAAAAGATTTTACTCTGCCCATTGCCCACTGATGTGCTGATACCTTTGGTCTACTCCCTGATGAATAGTATGCACCCAAACCTCTTTTATAAACCTTATCAAGAGTTCCTTTTGAGTATCTTGATGCACCTGAAATACCAGCATATCTTGACATTATCCCTTGCTCCTTCTCTTGCTTATGGCATCCATCATAGCCTTTGTAAGTTTGCCTTGTCTATATAGTTTGCGTGTACGCAGTATCTCTTTCTCTCTAGCAGTAGGATTTTTTGCACCTGATACATACTTCTTCGGTACACCTTTTTTAGTCTTTGGAACTTTTGCAAATTTTCTTCTCATCTTTTTTTTCTCTTTGCTTGTTGAAAATTCTTTGCAGTAGGTCTGCCTTTCTGTCCAGGCTTACGCATCTTCTCACCACTACCAGCCTTTATTCTTTTTCTTTTAGCGTGTATGTTTCTGTATAAACTCATGGCTTTTTCCTCAACATTTTTGCAGCTTGTCCTACTCCCTTTATACCAAAACTAGCAGATATTGCTATATATAACAAATACTGATACCAGTCTGGTAAAGTCTCTAGCACTACAAACCCTTGTTTTACATACTCTCTCATGCCTGGAATAAACACAAGTATAGCTGGTGCAAGTAACACAACCAATGCAAACTCATCTTTCCAACTATCGTTTGTAGCATCAGCCATCTTGCCTTCCCATTCTACTTCACCAGCAGCTACTTTTTCTGCTACTGTTGCTCTAGCCTTGGCTTCTGCAACCTTTGCTTGTCCTTCTGCTTTTGTCTTTGCTATCTTGTTTTCAAACCAAGAACCAGCGAGATTAGCAATAGGTCCTATTAATGCTTGTATCATCAGTACACCCTCACTTTCTTTGTATCTACGTTTGGAACTACCTTACACATACATTCATAAATAACTTCTTTACCATCAGCACTATCGTAAGTTTGTTGACCTAAGTATTTTGAATAGTACAAGCAATCATTTACGTTACGAAAATGTAAAGTTGCACTAAGGCTACCTGATAGATAACAAGCCAACATAAATGAAGTCATATTATACCTTTCTTTTTAGCTATTACTGCAAGCACAGTTACTACACCAGCAAGTAAAGCTGTTATTAGTATAAACAAAACTATTTTTAAAACTAGATCTTTAAATTCTTGTCGTTGTTTTTTGCGTTTTGCTTCAGCTTCTTTCCTGGCTTTTCTTGCTTCAGCACAGTATTGTTGGTAGTCAGTCCATAGTCCTGCCCTGCCGTATAGCTGCATATACTCTCTAAGTTTTTCATTTTTAACACGGATTTGCTCTAGTGCCATAAACTCTTCAAGATCATTGTCAGTTCTACCTAGTAAATTAGTCCAAATACTATTACGTTTTTTGTGTAAATCTCTTTGAAGTTGCTCTTCAGCACCAACAAAACGACTTATCGCAGATCCTGCTGAAGCTATATCTCTACCATTTTCGAGTGTTTGTTTGATGACTGCAAAAGCACTATTCGCTACCATAAGCATTTCAAGCACAGTGTCACCTCACATTCAGAACCTTGTCTAACTTATCTTCTAGTCTGTGCAAGGCTTCCATCACACGACTAGAGGCATCACGCAAATCATCTCTTGTTGCG